CTACATTGGTACGCGCATCGTCACCTTGCGGGGGCGCTCGCCATTGCCCTGAACGAGCACGGTCACGACACAATTCTGGCCGTCATTGGATGGATAGACCGAAAGAAGCTGCCCGCCGGTCTCGCGCACCACGCGGGAAACGGCAGAGCTGCAGTCGCTTGCAACCTGCTGCACCCGACCCTGCACCTGCACACCCTGCCCATCGACCTGCGGCGCAGGAAAGCCGGAGAGACCGGCTGCAAGCGTCGCGATGATGAGGGGTGATGCCATTGCAAAAAACTTCCAAAGAAAAATCGGATGCACGTCGAAACGAATTCTTGGCCGAATATGTATCGCAAAGCGTCTGAATGGCAAATGAATGTGGGGTAGGGTGTATGTGAACGCCCGTTGAACGGCAGCGTGCGCGGCTCACCCCCCTCTGCCTGCCGGCATCTCCCCCACAGGTGGGGAGATTAGCTGGGCGCACCCTCACCAGCTCATCCGCACCGTCAAAGATGGCCAAAAGCTAACCACGAGTCGATCTCCCCACCTGTGGGGGAGATGTCCGGCAGGACAGAGGGGGGTAAGCCACACCCACTGCCGCCCAACCCACAATCCCCTACCTAATCGCACTCGTCGCAGCCAACCGCCCATACAACGCAATCAACCCACCCACGCCGCCGGCCACCGTCACCAACCCCTCGGCAAGCTCGCCTTCGAATCCCGTCGGCAGGTTCAACCCCACCACATGCAGCAGCGGTGCCAACACTGCAATCAGCGCGCCCCAAACGGTTTTCGACTGATACCAGGCTTTCATATTGTCCATGTTCTACCCTTTCTCGGTTGACGTCATTGTGAAGTTTACACGCTCAAAACGGCGCTGGCCGCGATGCCCAGTGGCACCGCCCGGCCCAATTGGCGCACCCGAATCGCAAGCGTTGTCTGCGGTGAACCAAAATCCGCCACCTCGTCGCTCGCGGCATAAAGGCAAGCTGCCTCGCTCACCTCGATTGCTCGCTGCACCACCCCGTCTGAGACAATCTCGACACGGTAGCGCTCGGCCACCTCATCCAGCGGAATATCGGCAGCGTCCCAGCCATCGGCCTCCACGCGCCCGCGCCGCACCCATGTCAGGCGCACGCCATCCGCCCTTCGCACCCCGCGCAGATGCACCGGTGCCAGCGGCGTTTCCGCCCGCATTCCGCCCGCAAAGGCAAACGGCCCAACGCTTGAAATTTGCGCACCCGCCGCCTCGATGATCCAGTTCAGTTGCAGCCCGCGCTCGTCGCCGCGCAGGCCCATCGACACCACGCCCGCATCCAGAACCACCACCTCGGAACCGGCGATGGCACCCGCCGCCATCGCATCCTCGGTGCCCGCAAGCCCCCGAAGCAGCCGCGTCAGCCGCCAGCGTTTGGCCGCTACCTCTTCAGCCTTGGCAAAAGCGACAATCTCCCAGGCACCACCAGCGCAACGAATTGCAATGCGGTTTGCCCCATTCAGCACCGCAAGGTCGCTGGCAGAAGCCAGATCGCCGTAAGGCAACGTGATCTCGATTGCGCCAGATGCATTGAACCTTCCGGCAAATCCCATCGGTAAAGCGCTCGCGAGTGCCCCGATCTTCGCTGGCTGGTCCAGCAGCGCCCGCGCCTCATAACCCTCGGTTCCGGCAGAAGCGGACAACGCCATGCGCCGCCAGGGCTTGGCAAAGGCCGCAATCCGGGCAAAGCCCTGTGCCTCGCCCGCCTCATAGCGCGGCAAATCCATCAGCACGATATCCGGATCGAACCCGCTGGATGCACTGCCACCACCTGTACGTGGCGTTTCCGCCTCGCCGGAAAGGGCAATGGCCGATGGCGCGAATTCCCGCGCCTCGATGCGCCTCACGTCACCATCTTCGATCCGGCTCACCAGAAACCGCCCGCTCGGCCCGCCCTCCAGCTCCACACAGTCACCGGGGTCAAGCGCGATCTCGTTCGGCGCAATCGAAAAGCGCACCGTGCGGCGCGCCAGCCGGTTGTCACGCAACAGCGCCTCCACCGCGTTCTGCGCGGTCTCCTGCGCCAGCACCGCGCCCAGATCATACCGAAGCACCCGGTTGCCGGCATTATCGACGCGGCGCGAGCGCACGCTGGCCTGCTCGTAATCCAGCGCTGGATTATACGCGGTCAGCACCGCCTCCGCCGCAAAATCGCTCTCGTGCCCACGCGCCTCAGACCAAAGTGACGAGTCCTCGATATCCGCAAAAGCAGACACCACCTTCGTCTTCGTCGCCGCACGTCCGCGTGAGATAAACCGAAGCGTCGCCCCGTCCTCAATCACATCCACCTGGAACGCTTCCAGCAAAGGCTCCAACAGGCTGCGCGCTGCCGTCACATCGCCCTGCGCATAACCAGCCACATCACCGGTGACAGCGGACACATCGAAATCCGCAAAGCCATGCTCATTTAGAACCGCCGCAATCAGATCGGCCAGTGTCGTCGCCCCCAGCCTGCCGTTCAGCCAGTGACCGGTGCGCCAGTTGGCACCATCGCTCCACGTCGCCGCATCCTGCGGAAAGGCCGGGTAAGGTCGTGCATCCCATGTCCAGACGAAAACCCTGGCTGGATCGACCATACCCTGAAGCGCCAAACCACCCGCCCAATGATCGTGATGCGCCTCCAGAAACCGCCTCTGCTGACTGTCGGAGCGCATGCGGCTGGAAAAATGCGGATATGCGCTTTCGGATGATTTCGGGTCGATGAAGGTGTTCGGCCGGTTCGCGCCCTTGTTGATCGCGGGGCAGCCCAGCTCGGTCAACCAGAACGGTTTCATGCCCGGCACCCACGCGCTTGGCGTCGCACGTTCCACGCCAGCCACCCGGTCATAATGCCGGTTCTGCCACCAGCCTGCCAAATCCTTGTTGCGATAAACCCAGTGCTTGCCCCTCAACCCGTCGGAAATCGCACTTCGCTTGCGGCCCGCGCGGTCAGCATCGCTGGCATAATACCAGTCGAAACCCTCACCGCCCTCTATGCTGCGGCCAAACCCCGCCGCATCGTCGGCACCTCCAAAACCATCCGGATTACCGTCAAGCACATCCTCGTCGCGCCAGTCGGACAACGGCATGTAATTGTCGATGCCGACAGCATCGATATGCGGGCTCGCCCACAACGCATCAAGATTGAAGAACACGTCACCGGAACCATCCGCCGGGTGATACCCAAAATATTCGCTCCAGTCGGCGGCATAGGTCAGCTTCGTCGCAGCGCCCACAACGGCGCGCACGTCACCCGCCAGCCGTACCAGCTCTTCCACGAAGGGAAAGGCATTCGCCTGATCCCGCACCCGCGTCAGCCCGCGCAGCTCGGAGCCGATCAGAAACGCGTCCACCCCGCCCGCCTGCTTCGCCAGCGCCGCATAATGCAGCACCATGCGGCGGTACCCGTCGGCACGATTGCAGAAAGTCGAAATTTGCGCCCGCCCCGCCACCGTGCGGTCAGCACTTCCGCTCTGCCCCGCAGCCGGGTGGCAGGTAATGTTGCCTCGCCAGCCATAGGCATCCTGTTCCACCTTGCCATAAGGGTCGGGCAGAGCATTGCCCGCTGGCACATCCATCATCACAAACGGATAGAGGCACGCCTTCAAGCCCCGCGCCTTCAAATCGGCAATGGCCTGCAAAACGCTTGCATCATCAGGCGTACCGCCATAGGCCGGGCCGCCATCGCGCTGGCTCACCAGCCACGCCTGCCCGCGCCCCATGCCCGCGACAGACCAAGACGCACTTTCACGGTCGCGATAGGCCACCTCCACGCCGGGCAGAATGCGGCATTCACCGGCGCGCATGTCGGTGCCGAACCACGTCACAACCAGCGCCACGCTTTCCAGATTGGGGCACAGCGCCTGCAATTCGTCGATGGAAGCCTGCCAGTCGGTCGCCGCCGCCAGCGTATTCCGGTTCATCACCCGGCTTTCACCGGCGCCCGTCCGTTCGGACACCGCAACCGTCGCATAACCATGCTCCGTCGCGCCGGGTATCACCGTCACCGCGCGGATCTGCCCCTCCAGCTTGCCGATGGGCCTCACCACCTCGAACTGTAAAAGCGGAATACGATTGCCGAAACCATCCAGCGGCAACCGCTCGAACACGACGTAGGACAGGCCACGATAGGCCGGCGCATTGCCCGCCCCTTGCCGCGCCTCGATCAGCGGATCGGGAAGCTGCGTCTCACTACCGGGGTAGAACCGCATTTCGATGCCGGTCAGGTCCAGCTCCTGCCCATCCGCCCACACCCGCCGCACCATGGCCACCTCGCCTTCGCAAAGACCAACGGCGAGATTGGCGAAATATTGAAACGTCTCGACGGTCGTGCTGCTGCTACTCGAGCTCTTGCCGCCCTGCCGCTCCCGCGTCACGCTCTCTTCAAAGCGCGTCGCCCAGATCAGTGTGCCACCAATCCGCACCGTGCCATAGGCACGCGCAATCGCCGCCCCCTCCTCGGCACCGGGAATGCGCGCCGTCGAAAGCCGCGCACCGCTCACCGTTTTCGAAGAGGAAAACAGCGCGCTATCAACCGCACTCCCCGCCAACGCCCCCGCCGCCCTGCCAATGATCGCACCGACCGGTCCGAAAATGCTGCCAAGTGCAGCGCCCGCCGCCTGTAAAACAAGGGTTGCCATATCTTATCTCTCTTATGCGGATCAATGAAGAAGGTGCGTCTTTCCGCCTTCTCCCCGCTGGGGAGAAGGTCGCGGCAGCTGGATGAGGGGGCAAGGGTCGATGGGTACGGCAACGTTACCCCCTCATCCGGCCTTTCAGGCCACCTTCTCCCCGGCGGGGAGAAGAAACCCGGTCTCACCCCTCTGGAAACCGAAACACCCCCGCAATGCGCCTGCGCCAAGACGGCACCAGCGCCGAGCGCAGCACAGACGCCGCCTCATAGGCATGAATGAAGTAGTCGGCATCGGCCAGAATGCCCACATGCTTGGCCGCGAATTCCGGACGCCAGCGAAACAGCAGCATGTCGCCCGGCAGCGCTTGCGCCATGCTGGCAACCGGCGTGAAATGCCGCACCGCCGCCGCCATCAACCGGTCCTCACCGCCACGCTCCGCCCAGTCGCGCGCATAGGGCGGAGGCAGTTCGGGCTCCTGCCCGTAAAGCTCGCGCCAGATGCCGCGCACCAGCCCCAGACAATCGCAACCCACGCCCTTCATGCAGGCCTGATGCCGGTAAGGCGTACCGATCCACTCCTCGGCAACCGCCAGAACCCGTCCACCAATATCGCTCATGAAAACAGCGCCCCGCCATCATGCTGCGTCCGGCTGGTCACATAGGAATAGGCGAAATCCGCGCCCGGCATATGCGGAAAGCCTCTGAAATTTAGGTGGTTGGCAAATTTCGCCTTACAGACGCCAAAGCTCTTGTCGCACCCCGCCTTCACGGTGAAAGCATCGCCCGCCTGTGGCGCCACCTCCAGCGGCAGCCAGAAACTCAAACTCGCCACCCCGTCGCGCAGCGCATGGTCATCCAGATCGAAACCGCGGCCCGCATTCGCACCGCTTGAAAACATCAGTTTGCCCTGCCTGAAAAACCCTTCGGCAAAAGCGCCCAACCCAGAGACCACCATCCGCCCGGTGCCATCCACGGAAACTACCGCGCCGTTGGCCCGAAACGCTGCAATATCAGCCCCGCATCTGGCATCACCCAACGCCGCATCACACCGCCGTCCATAGACCCGGCCCTGCGGCTGGCTCAGCCTGTGGGCAAAGCTGCGCAGCTCCGCCGTAAAGGCACCACCCGCCCGCGTCACCTCGCCAATCTCGCGCACCTTCAGCAACACATGCTGCTCCGGCACCTGCCAGTTGACGAGGTAAAGCTCCACCTTCGCGCCATCATAACGCCCCGCCGCAAGGTCCGCCTCACTCACCGCCTCGCTGGAAAACCCACCCGCCACCTCACCGCTGCTGGCCGCCAGTCCCGTCTCGCTGTCGTTTTCGCTAGCCTGAAATCCGCTCGCGGCCAGATAGGTCACACCGCCAAATGTCAGCGCCTCGTCATGCTCAGTAAAACCAAGCACCGCACCATCGCGAAGGCTCACCTTCCAGCAATGACACGTCGTCGTCGCCTCGCCACCAAGATGCGCGGCAAAATCCTCTGGCACTGTCTTCACGGCAAAATCTCCACCAGCGGAATGGAAGGAATACGCCCGGCCTCGAAAGCACTCAGGCTCACATCGATGCGGTCGATATCGAACCGCACAGGTACGTCGAACTCGAACCCCGCCCTCACAGCCGCCCCGACAGCAGGAACATGCCCCGCCGCAAAAGTCACGATCCCGGTCGCATGGTCCGTGCTGAAACCCGTCGTCGCCACGCCATTCACCGAAACGACCACCGACCCGTCCACCGGCTTTGCAATGGCTCTCGTCCACCCGCCCCCCGCATCGGCATAGGTCTTTTGCAACGAAAACGCCGCCGTCACCCCATCCCCGGTGCCAATCCGCTGATCCATCGCGCTCGGCACCGTCAGCGGCGGGCAAGACCGAAAATCCACCGGATCACGAAACCGAAACCCATAAAGCTGCCCGCCCCGCGCCTCAAAAAACTCCAGCACCGCGTAAAGGTCGCTCACAGACCGAACCCCCGACCCTGCATCATAAGCCCGCCGAGAATTCCTCCACCGCTGGTTCCGGTTCTCCCGCCCATTGGACAAATTGACAATATCCGTCCGCCGCACCGGCCCCCCACTGGTGCCCAACGCCAACCGCAACGGAAACCGCACCTCATGAAATGCTGCCATGGTTTTGATTTTCCTGGATTTAAGTGAAATTTTTGCGGATAGCATCCCGCTTGCATTCTTCCGCCATCAAGCGGCAGCGGGTGTGGCTCACCCCCCTCTGTCCTGCCGGACATCTCCCCCACAAGGAGGGAGATCAGCTGGGCGCGAACACCACCTCAATCTCGACATCAGAAATGGCCGAGTGGCCGCCACGAGTCGATCTCCCCACCTGTGGGGGAGATGTCCGGCAGGACAGAGGGGGCAGCCACAAACTCAACGCCAACCACGAAAACACGTCAACGCCAACCTAAAGCCCCCGCTGCCCCCGCCCCACACTCCGCGCCAGCATCGCCGAAATCTGCCCCTCGCTGCGCCGAAAACTCGCCGCATCACTCGCCGTCACATTGAACACGATCTGCGTGCCGCCACCTCCCCCGGCAGACGCCACGCCCAGCGACCCATCCGCCCCACGCTTCAACGGCAAAATCGCCTCGCTACCCGCTTCACCCATCAACCCCATATCGCTGCCCATGGGAAAAAACGTCGGGCTCGAGACCACCCCACCCTCGGCAAACGGCGTCACCCGCCCCGGCACGCCGCCATTGGCAAATGCAAACAGTGATCCCGCCCCTGACGTGAGGCTGCTAACCGCCGAAGACAGCATGTTCTCCAGCGGCTTCAACCCGGCAGACAGGGCAATATTGGAAAGCCGCGTCCCCAGCCCTTGCAACACACCATCCAACCCCTTCCCACCCGTGGTCGCGGCCTGCAAGGCAGACGTCAAAGCCGACCCAAACCGCTGCGACCGCCGCTCCAGATCCTCCATCACATCAGCCAAAGCCTGCGCCTCATCACGCTGGCCAGCAAAATTCGTCTCATCCGCCATCGGCCTTGCCTTTCTGATTCAAATTGGGAAGCTAGGGGATTGGAAAAACGCATCAATTGCTAAATCATTTGAAAAACCCAAGAAGTTAGGTTATTTAGGAAATGGTCACGGTTCTTCGCCAGCATGGAATGCGTTTCGTCATCTACACCGCGGATCACGAACCGCCTCACGCCCATGTCTACGGCGAAGGCGAAAGCCGCATCGATATCATCAACCTCAGCGTCATCACACAGGGAGGCATGTCAGACCGGGATGTGCGACGAGCGGTGGATGTGATCGAAGAACACCGGCAACTCTTTCTCGATACCTGGAGGAAATATCATGGTTGAGATCAGCGATCAGGAGCTTGCCCAGGCAAAAAAGCGCTGGGCGCATGAACGTGAAGAGCGCCCTGTCCCGAACGCGGTTCGCTTCGACGCACCATCAGAACGCGTCATCGTGGATTTCACCAATGGTGCATCCTTCATGTTCCCCGCTCGCGCGGTCGAAGGGCTGGAAGTGGCGACAGCAGCGCAACTCGCCGAAGTCGAATTGCTCGGCGAAACCGGTCTCCACTGGGAAAGCCTCGACGTGGATTATACCGTCACCGGCCTGATGAGCGGCATCTTCGGCAGCAAGACCTTTATGGAGGCGCAAAGCCGTGGCGGGAAAAGCAGATCCCCCGCCAAAGCCGCCGCTAGCCGCGCCAATGGCGCAAAAGGCGGCCGCCCGAAGAAAACGGCAAAAACCTGATCACCCATCAGGAAAAGCCCGCATCAACCCCTCCAGCCCACCCCGATCCAGCCCATCACGCCTGGGTCGCATCCCACCCGTCATGGCAAAAAACTCCACGGGCGTCAGTGCCCAGAAAACGTTTGGAGAAAGCCGCAGCAGGCTCAGGCCCGCATGGATCACCTGCCCCCAGGGAAAGGGCTTGGCACCATGATCAGGGTTTGAACCCGCTGCGGCACTCAAGGGGAAGCCGTGGCCTGCCCCTCTGTGCCGGTTCCGGCAAAGGTCGCGGTCAGGAGGTCTCCCACGATCGTTGCATAACCGGCAATTCCACCCTCGATGCTCATCGCACCCACATCGTCATCGGAAAACACGTTGCCAGCACCGCGAAGCCCCGCGCCGATGACGCGGATCATGTCGGCGGCCTTCATCCGTCCGCTGGCGAAGCGGCTCGCCAAGCCCGTCAGGTCATCGGCGGCAAAGGCGGTTTCCAGTTCCGCCAGCGCACCCAGCGTCAGGCACAGAATGCGCCGCTCACCATCCAGCACCGCCTCCACCTCGCCGCGCCTGCGGTTGGCCCGCCCGAAATTCCCCGCCCCCATCACAGCGCTCCGAAGCTGATGGCACCGGCCGATTCCAGCGCAGTCTCGAACTGCACCTCGCCATCATGCCGCCCGGAATATTCCAGCGCGGTGATCTGAAACGGCCCCGCCACCGTGCCAAAATCCGGTATCACGATCTGCCAGTGGGGAATGGCCCCCGCAAAGAACTGCCCACGCACCAGCGCGTCGCTCTGCTGGTCCTTGAAAATGCCCGATGCCGTCAACCCCGCCCGCTGAACACCCGCCCCCGCCAGCAATTCCCGCCAGCGCCCAGCACTTTCCGCATCCGTCACATCAACGCTCTCCGCATTGAACGCCAACCGCTTCGTGCGAAGCCCGGCAACGGTCACGAACGCTCCGCCATTATCGATCTTCAGCAGCAGGTCTTTCCCCTTCTGCGCCACCATGGTGTATCCTTTCGAATTGATAAAATTGGAAGGAAGCAGGTGCGGCTGGGTATCTCTCCCCCTGTGGGAGAGAAAGCGATTTCAACATCTTTAGCTTGCTTAAGTGTTAGAAATCGCAAGTGAGGGGTTTGCCGCACCCTCAGCGGACCCCTCACCTGAAAAATCTATGACTTAGCAAGCTAAGATCATGATTTTCCTTCCTCTCCCACAGGGGGAGAGGTACCCGGAGCCTACTCCGTCACCGCCCGAAACCGTATCTCCGTCAAAAACTGCTTCGTCTTCGCCTGCCGCACAGATCGGCTGTTGCGATAAAACAAGCTCACCAGCGCAATCCCCCCGCCCAGCACCAGCGGCGCGTCGTCGAGTAGCGTCAAAACGCGCACGGCAATGTCCTGCGCCAGCTTTCGCCCACCCTCTTCGCTCCACACCTCGATGGTCAGGAAATGCTCTTCGCCCCGTTCTGAAGCGGTCGAATAATCCCGGCTGTCGATCTCCCCAAACGCCACGCAAGGCAGAACGGGCCTTGGCAGCAGCCGGTCGATAATGCCGCGCGCACCCACCATCCCCACCAGCACCGCGTCTCCGGCAAGCCTGATGTGCACGGCCTGCAACAGCGCATTGGCCGCCCTCATCGGCTTTCCTCCTCGCAGCGGCAGACGATGAAGCGGCCTGTCTCGTCGGGGTCGATCACGGATTTAACCGCAAACACCCGCGCCCCTTTGCGAAACCGCATGCCCGCTTCGATATCGCTGCGAAAACCCGCCCATATGCGGTGGGTCACAGCCACGCCATCGGCGGATGCCCGCTCATAAGCCCCTTGCGAAACCGGCTCGATGGCCGCCCACAGCGAGCGCAACAACCGCCAGCCAGCCGTCACACCGCCCTGCCCGTCAGGCAACTCTTCCGGTGCCTCAAGCTCCAGCCGCGCCGTCAACTGGCCGGGGTCGAGAAACGTCAAGTTCATCGCTCACAACCCCACCCGACGAAACGGCGCAATCAGCCGATCGTATCCCGCTGGCACACCAGCAGGCTGGTCGGCAGGCGAAACCGCTCCGCGAAACGCAAACATATGCGCGATATGCACCAGCATCGCCCGTTTCAGCGTATCCGGCACATCCGCACCGCTTTCGCCAAAACCAGCCGTAAAATCGATCTCGATACTGTTCAGCGGTTGTCCCGGCGCAGGCGGCTGGCGCAGCCACAGCCGCGCCGGTCGCGCCTGCCCATCCAACAGCTTGTCCGTTTCAGTAATATCGGTCGGGTCACCCGCATCATCGAAAACCAGAATCGTTTCGATGACTTGCACCGGTCCCTTCGCAATCTGAATCACGCCATTTAGCGGCCAGTCGTCGAGATACAGCCGAAAGCTCTGCCGCATCAGGCACAAGCCGGTCTGGCGTTCCAGATATTCGCGCGCGGTGGTGATCAGCGATGCCAGAAGCGCGTCTTCATCCGCGCCATCCAGCCGCAAATGCGCCTTCACATCGGCAAGCGTCAACGCCTCCGCCTGGGGCGGAGTTAGTGTGGCATAGGTCATGGTATCTCCGGGGAAATTGGGTGTTGCAGCAGCAACTATTGTCGGTCATCGCCCGTGGCTCATCCCCCTCTGTCCTGCCGGACATCTCCCCCTCAGGTGGGGAGACCGACCCGTTGAGGCCTCTCGCCCATCTTGAAGGCTGCGGATAGAGTGGGGATCATGCGTCTAGCCGATCTCCCTCCTTGTGGGGGAGATGTCCGGCAGGACAGAGTGGGGTAAGCCACAGGCGATGACGCTTCTGTTCGTCTTTCGTCATGCCAGAAACCTCCGGCATGACGACGTCAAGATGAAAAACCGAGTTCTCAACTCGCCGCAAACTTCACCAGCTTCACCGCCTCGAAATTCTGCACCCCACCCCCAACACGCTTGGTCGTGTAAAACAGCACATAAGGCTTGGCCGAATACGGATCACGCAGAATGCGAATACCGGTGCGATCCACCACCAGATACCCCGCGCGGAAATCACCAAACGCAATCGACGTGCTACCCGCCGCCACGTCAGGCATATCCTCGGCCTCCGCCACCGGAAAGCCCATCAGCAGCGCCGCCTGTCCAGCAGAGGCTGGCGGTTGCCACAGATAGTTTCCCGTGGTGTCCTTCACGCGCCGCAATGTAGACTGCGTCTTGCGGTTCATCAGGAAGCTGCCGTTCTGGCGGTGTCCGGCTTTCAGCGAATAGGCCGTGTCGATCAGCACATCCAGCGGGCCGGAGGATGCAAATGCACCCGCAGCACCCGTCGCCACATAACCGATCTTGCCCCACTCCCAGGCCGAATTCGCCACCGTGTCATAGGCCAGCAGCCCCTTCGGCTTGTTCACACCATCGCCGGAAATGAAAGCCGCACCCTCCTGCTCGGCAAAGGCGACATCCACTTCGGACGCAATCCACGCCTCGATGTCGACAGCGGAATCATCCAGCAGCCCCTGCGTCGCCGCCGGCATGGCGTAAAGCTCCATGGTCGGGAAGGTCAGCTCGGAAAGCTGCGGCGTGTTTGTCTGCGGGCGTGCCGCCGTCTCGGAAACCCAGCCGGTGGCCATGCCGCTCGGTGCAAACGGCTTTTTCAGCACCGCACCGGAAACCTGCCGCACGGTGGAAAGCGCACGCATCGGAGACACCACCGACATGCGCTTGCCGATATCGCTGTCGGTCTCTTGCGGCAGCAGATACCCGCCATCTGCCCCCGCGCTGCCGGAAAACGCCTTGGCCTCCAGATCGCGCAGCGCGCCCTCGTCACCCCGGCGAATATACGCCTCGAACGCCGCCTTATGCTCCTCGGTTTCCGCATTGGCCGCACCCTTGCGCCCCAGCGCAGGTCGGGCCCTCTTCAGCGAAAGCTCGTCCATCACCTTTTTGTTGTCGTCCAGCGCCTTGTCGATGCGATCAAGCTTTTCGCGGGTCAGCACATCCGCGCCCATCTTGCGCTCAATATCGCCCAGCCGCTCGTCGTTGGTCTCGCGAAACGCCTCGAACGCCTCCATAAAATCATCAAACGCCGCCGTCATCGTATCCGGCACGGCCTTGATCTGCGGTGCAACTGTCTGTTCCGTCATGTGGTTTTCCTCTGTTGATTGTTTGAATTTGAAAGACGATGCCCGCCTCCCCACCGTCACCCCGGACCTGATCCGGGGCCCAGCAGCATCGCGTCTGCGATGCAAAAGACTCTTCTTCGTCGCAGACCCACTCCTCTTCCCTCATCCCTGTGCTTGTCACAGGGATCCAGCCGACGTGCGTCTGCGCGGCGAAAAGACTCCCTTCAGCCCAAGGACTTGGGCTGGCTAGATTCCTGTGACGAGCACAGGAATGAGGGCGAAACGGCGGGCCTCCAAAGCCCCCTCACCGCCGAAAAGTATCCCCCGCCAAACTCTTCGCCATTCGGCGCATAGCCCGCACCAGCTCCGTCTCCCGGTCGCGAAAGAACCGGGCCTGTTTGACGTTGGAAACGCGCGCAGATGGCAGCATCGGAAAGGTGACGACGGAAATTTCCCAGAGGTCGGCCTCCAGAATACGGCGGATACCGCCGCGCGAAGCCTTGCCCGCCCGCACGGTCTGGAAGCCGATGGAAAGCCCGTCCAGCGCACCCGTCTTCATCAGCGAATGCACCTCTTTCGCCCGCGCCACATCCGGTGCCAGCACCCCCTCGACGAACAGCCCGCGCTCATCCTCGCGAATGGTGCGCCAAGCACCGATGGGCTGGGCCGGGTCGTGCTGGTACAGCATGCGAATACCGGCGGCGCCGCGCTCCTCGATGGACCGCTTGAATGCCCCCGGCTCGATCACATCGCGCCCCAGATCCACCTCCCCGAACACGCTGGCATATCCAGAAAACGTGCCGTCAAAGGCAATGCCGCGCAGCTCCAGATTGGCAAATTTGCGCGTGGCGGGCCGCGGCCCGCGATAAGCGTGCATGAAATTCTCCTGCGATTTTGAGGAAGTTGTCGCTGAGGGATCAACTCAAGGCTTGGGCCGCGCCGCATACCGTTCGGCCACACGCACCATCACGCCCAGCCCCCACCACGCGCAAAGGCTGGCGGCAGCGGAGCCGGTCAGCATGATCTCCTGGCTCGAAAGCCCGGCGGATATACCCAACCGCTGGGCGATCCAAAGCCCCACGGGCCCGCCGAAGATCACGCCGCAGGCAAGCCCGGTCAAAAACCGGCTGGCCGCCTCGCGGTGCGTCTGTGGCAGCATATAGATCAGCGAAACCCCGGCCCCCGCCACGGCTCCGGTAAAACGAGCAGCCCAAATGCTGCCCTCATTGGCAAATTCAGACATGAGTAACCATTCCGGGTTAGAGTTGGATAAGTTGTACAGCGGATGTCGTGCACCCGCGGCATTCGTTTTCGTGCTTTTCTTGAGTCGCTGGAATCGGTTGAAGGAAACCCTTCACAGATGGATTCCGGTCGTTGAGAAAGTCGTTCAACGGTGGAACGTCGCAGCTGTACGGAATGCCGAGAGAGGCGAAGGCATTCGATTGCCTTGTGCTCGTGGCTCACCCCCCTCTGTCCTGCCGGACATCTCCCCCACAAGGAGGGAGATCGGCTAGGCGCACCGACATCACTTTCACCTCGACGTAAGAGATGGCCGGGAGCTAACCACGAGTCGATCTCCCCACCTGAGGGGGAGATGTCCGGCAGGACAGAGGGGGGTAAACCCCACCCACCACCACCCAATATGAAGCAACGCCCCCATCAATACCCCACCGCCTCCCGCTTCTCCTCATCACTCAAGAATCCCGCCGCCCCCACCCGAGCCCACAACGCATCGCGCTCTCCAGACAAACCCGCAATCCGGTCCATATCCGGCTCCAGCCGCAACGTCCCTTCGAACAACGGCGAAAGCCAAGCCGATAAACTCGCCGCCGTCCGGTTGATCAGCGGCAAAACCGTCAGCCGATAAAACGCCCGGTTGGCCTCCTGGTAATTCGCATAGGTGTTGTCGCCGGGAATGCCCAGCAGCATCGGTGGCACGCCGAGTGCCAGCGCAATGTCCCGCGCCGCGCCATTCTTCGCCTCCATGAAGTCCATATCCTTGGGCGAAAGCCCCATGCTTTTCCAGTCCAGCCCACCTTCCAGAAGCAGCGGACGCCCAGCATTCACTGCCCCGGCATAGCCTTCCTCCAGCTCCCGCTTCAACCGCTCGTATTGATCGGTGGAAAGATTGCCGCCCTCCTTGGGCTGATAGACCAGCGCGCCGGAGGGACGGGCGGAATTGTCCAGCAGCCGCTTGTTCCAGATACTGGCGGCATTGTGCAGATCCAGAGCCGCACCCGCCGCCGCCAGCGGTGAAAATCCGTTATGGTCGTCCAGCGGGTTGAACAGCTTCAGATGCAGCAGCCCCAGCCTATCCCGATCCGCCGCGATGCGCCGGGCCGCCCGGCCCTCGGCGCGGTAATCGAACGCCGCAGGCCAGCCATCCGCCCCCTCGATGATGCTGACGCGGTCAGGCCGCAACAGATGCAGTTCCCGCAACCGCTCGCCCACCATCAAAGGCTCGATATAGCCATTGCCGGAGAGCAGCAGATGCCCATAAAGCGCCTCGAAAAAATCCGGCCCGCTCATCTGCCCATTAGGACGCGCCAGCAGCCGCAACAGCGCATGCTCGCCAATCTCGTCGTCACCCTCATACAGCAGCCAGCTAACGGAAGCCGCAGCCTCCGCCACCATCCGCGCCGCCCGGTGCGCCACCGGGTTGCGCATGAAGCCTTCCCGAGACAGAGCGCCATAACCGCGGCCAGACCAATGCGCCCGCCCGGCTTCCCCGGAAAGCAACAAAAACCCGCCCGCTGCTTTCTCTTCGCGCACAGGCTCACGCCCCACCGGGCGGTGCCACGGCAGATGACCAAAAAATCGCAT